CAAAATACATCCAGACCATGTGAATCAAATAATGCAATATGCATTAGAAAACATTGCAAAAGACGGCGTGGGGAACGCAAGAGACTATGATTTTGGTAATTTTCAAAAATATTATGATGCTGCATTAGATGCAATCGAAGACGGTGCGACAGCGGGTAAGGCGCCAAAAGCCGCCGACGACCTTGCTGCGTTAACGGCTCAGGCTCCGCTTGATATGTCCCAAGCATCTAGGATGCAGAGGGCGGCAGAACAGGGGTTTAATACCAACCGACCTTTGTATCATGTAACAAATGCTTCCTTTGATGCTTTTGAAATTCCTGAAAACAGATTTCGAAAATATGGCAAAGGCGTGTACACCTCGCCAAATTTAAATTATGTGGATAGGTATATTAGAGAAAACAGAGACATAGAGTCAGGATACAAGGAAGGCGCAAACGTCATGCCTTTATACGCAAGAGGCAATCTTGCCAGCGAAAAAGATTGGGAGGCTGCGCGTCAGGAGATGATGTCTGAGGGGGCAGCACCACCTGGGCATAATCGTCAGCAAGAAGAAATCCAAAGACGATTAAAAGGAAAAGGATTTGATGGGCTGAACATGTTTGGTAATGAAATTATTATCTTTGACCCATCAAACATTCGATCAGTCAATGCAGCCTTTGACCCAGCCAAGCGCGGCTCTGGAAACTTAGGCTACGCCAAAGGCGGCGCGGTCAGAGCCTACGACCCGCTACAAATAGAAAACATTATGAGCAGCATAAACGCCCCGCGCAATTACGCCTCGGGTGGTAGTGTATTGGCGTACAACCCAGGTCGCGTAGACGCGATACTTAATCAATTCAGAGGGGCGGTGTGATGGCTAACGAAAGACCAGAAGAAGGCGAGACAATCCAACTTGAAGACGTTGATAACGAGGTCGAGGACACCGAGGACGGTGGCGCGATTATTCGTGAGAGGAACGCAGAAGACCACGCCGCCAAGCTCGCGCACTTTGCCAACATCGTTGAAGAAGTTGACGATGACATGCTCAAGACCGCTATTACCGACCTGCTGGAAAAGATTGGCAACGACAAAGAGGCGCGGGAGAAGCGCGACAAGCAGTACGAAGAGGGCTTACGCCGCACCGGACTGGGTGACGATGCCCCCGGCGGTGCCCAGTTCACGGGCGCTAACAAGGTCGTACACCCGATGTTGGTTGAGGCGTGCGTAGACTTCTCTGCCCGGTTTATGAAGGAGGTCTTCCCGCCCAATGGCCCGATAAAAAGCAAGGTGCTGGGCGAGCGAGACAAAGCTAAGCTGCAAAAGGCCGAGCGCAAAGCGGAGTTTATGAACTGGCAGACCACGGAGCAGATGGTCGAGTTCAGGGGCGAGCTAGAGCAGCTGAGCACCCAGCTCCCGCTGGGCGGTGGCCAGTACATGAAGTTCATGTGGAACGGGCTGCACCGCCGTCCGTGCTCAGAGTTTATTGCGATTGATGATGTGTACCTGCCGTATGCAGCGACCAACTTCTACACCGCCGAGCGCAAGACGCACGTGCAGTACGTGACCAAGTTTGAGTACCAACGCCGGGTCAAGTCGGGCATGTACCGTGACGTAGATTTGGGAGCGCCGGACGACCCCGAGTACAGCAAGGCGTCACAAGCTAACGACAAGATTGAAGGGCGCAAAGACCTTAGCTACAACGAGGACGGACTGCGCACTATTTTTGAAGTGTACACGTACCTCGACTTTGGCGATGGCCCCGAGCCGTACATCCTGAGCATTGACAAGTCTACCGAGATGGCCCTGGGGTTGTACCGCAACTGGGAGCAAGACGACGAGCGCCAGCTGGAACTAGACTGGATTGTGGAGTTCCCGTTTGTACCGTGGCGAGGCGCGTATCCCATAGGACTCACGCACATGATTGGCGGGCTGAGCGGAGCGGCCACGGGCGCACTGCGCGCCCTGCTGGACTCAGCACACATTCAGAACGTACCCACGCTGCTCAAGCTCAAGGGTGGCCCTGGTGGGCAGACCCTGAACGTACAGCCGACCGAAGTGAGCGAGCTGGAGGGTGGCGCGTTGATAGACGACGTGCGCAAACTGGCGATGCCCATGCCGTTCAACCCGCCCAGCCCTACGCTGTTTCAACTCCTGGGCTTCTTGGTAGACGCAGGCAAGGGCGTGGTGCAAACCTCGTTTGAAAAGCTGTCTGACCAGAACTCCAACCAGCCGGTGGGCACAACTATGGCCCTGATTGAGCAGGGTATGGTGGTGTTTAGCTCAATTCACAGCCGGCTGCACAACTCGATGGCGCGGTGCTTCAAGATTTTGCACCGCATCAACAGCGCGTACTTGACCGTTGAAGACATCGAGGCACAAGCCGCCGGCATTGAGATTGATCCGTCCGACTTTGACGGCCCAATGGACGTGATTCCGGTCAGCGACCCCGCAATCTTCAGCGAGACGCAGCGTTTTGCACAAACCCAAGCCATAATGCAGCGCGCCCAGGTGATGCCGCAGATGTACGACGCTCGTAAAGTGGAGGAGATGTTCCTGCGCAATATGAAAGTCCCTGCGAACGACGTTCTGCAGCCGCTACCCGGCAGCGAAGACATGGACCCCGTTAGCGAGAACGTGGCAGCGGCTATGGGACGCCCGGTTTACGTGCTTCCGTCGCAAGACCACATAGCGCATATAATGACGCACGTTTCGTTCCTTAAGTCGCCGCTGTTTGGGTCTAATCCGGCAATAGTGAAGACTTTCTTGTACCCCATCGCCACCCACCTGCGCGACCACCTGCTCAACTACTACTTAGTGGAAGCCCACGACGCGGTTTCTAAAGCGCAGCGCGGGGAGTTGATACAGGAAGAAGCGCAAGAACAGGTCAAGGTTATCCTGCAAGTGCAGCAGTTCATTGAGCAGCAGCTAGGCAACTTTGCTCAAGAGCTGGCGCAGTTGGATGAAGCCGCGCAGCAGTTCAAGCCCCAGCCGCAGATGCCGCCTGATAAGACTATGGAAGTTGCGCAGCTCAACGCGCAGGTACAAGGCCAAGCAATGCAGCAGCGTATGCAAGTTGACCAGGCTAGACTGCAGAACGACCAACAGAAGATGCAGTCACAGCAACAGCTTGAAGCCGCTAAACTGGCCGCTAAGCAAGAAGAGTTCAACGCACGCATGCAAACCGAGCAGATGAAGCAAGCGGGCGAAGACCAGCGCCTGTCTGCTGAGCTAAACGCTAGGGAGCGCATGAACACGGCTGACAACGACACCGCAAAACTTTTAGCCGCAGCTGAAATGGCTACTGGTGAGAAAGTAAGAGTAAGCACAGGTACAGGCATTAACCCCAACCCATAAGGAGAAAAACCATGAGTGATAAACCCAAAACAGGCACAGTTTCAATGGCAGGCGGCGATGTTAAGCAGAAGCACCGCATGGCGGCGGGTGAGAAAGTCACCGGCCAGACCCTACCTTCTGCGCCTAAGTCGCCTAAGACACCCGCGTGAACTTAGAGACTAAACTACTGAATCGCCTTAAGGCCGAGCAGCAGGGATTTGCTGTAGAAGCCTTAAAGCGTCCCCAGAACCGCGATGCTTTTGAGTACGGGTATCGTGTTGGAATGGTTGGTGGCTATGAAGCAGCAATCGACGTACTTCTAAAACTTATAGATGAGGAAAATCATGGCGACAATGACATATGAGGACGCACTTGCAGAGGCTTTTCCCGCTGTAGAAGCAGGGATTCAGCCTTTCGGTAGCCGCGTTCTGATCCAGATCCGCACCGCTAAGAAGAGGTCTACAGGGGGTATTATTTTAAACACTGACACTGTTGACACAGAGAAGTGGAATACCCAAGTTGGCAAGGTGGTATCACTAGGACCGCTAGCCTTTAAGAACCGCAACGACATGACCACATGGCCGGAAGGCGAGTGGTGTACTGCGGGAGAGTTTGTCCGCGTAGCCAAGTACGGTGGCGACCGCTGGGAGGCTAAGATCCCAGGCACAGACGAGTCTGCAATGTTTGTTATTTTCAACGATCTTGACATCATCGGGCGAGTATTAGGAAACCCACTAGCTGTCAAGGCATTCATCTGAAAAGGAGATGACGTATGGCTGAAGTAATGAAGGAAAACGACGAAGAGCTAGTTATTGTTGAGGATAAAACCAAACTTTCGACAGAAGAGGACGAAGACGATTCTGAAGATGACCGCACCCAATCCTCCTCCGAGGAAGAGGATGATGGTGACGGTAATGATGATGAACGGGCAGCAATCCGAGAGCGTCGCCGTAAAGAAAAAGTAGAGCGTAAAGACCGCCGAGACACCGCTATTAAGCGCGACAAGTTGGAACTAGACTTCCTTCGCAAACAAAACGATAACCTTGAGCGACGCTTATCGGCTCAAGAACAACGTGCCCACCAAGTAGATCTTGGAAGCTATGACGCTTACATTTCCCAAGCGGCCAAAGAAACAGAGATGGCAGAGCGGGTGATAGCTAAAGCGGTAGAGGCCGGCAACGGAGCTGACGTAACCCAGGCGATGCGTTATCGTGACCAAGCGATGCAGAAAATGCAGAAGCTACAGTACGATAAACAGATGGCTGCTCAAAATCGCCCCCAACCTGCCGGTCAAACCGTTGACGACATGACGCTGCACCATGCTAAGCAGTTCATGTCCGATAACCCGTGGTATGACTCCCAGGGGCGCGACGAGGACTCGGCCATTGTTATCGCTATTGACCAGTCGCTGTCCAAAGATGGATACGACCCTAAGTCAGAAGAGTATTGGACTGAGCTGAGAAAACGCACCGCCCGCCGGTTACCTGAGAAGTTTAAAGAGCGTGTAGCGCGAGGTGGTCCAGCAGTGGGTTCTGGCCGTGAGCACGCCCCTGCAAGCACCCGTAGAGAGATTTACGTTAGCCCCGAGCGCAAGCAAGCGCTGGTAGATGCTGGTGTGTGGGACGACCCCGTGCTGCGCATGAAGTACGTCAAACGCTACGCTGAGTACGACCGTACCAATAAAGCGTAGACTTATGGCTAATTTGCACTTTTATTTTTTTGAACCTATACTTGTTTTCAATCGCTGAAAAAGGAGCGACGTTATGACAGACGAAAGATTAAAGAAATCCGCTGGGGACAACCGTGAAGACCGCACGATGACAGATCGTGCAGTTAGCCAAAATCGCGAAGTTACCGAAGACGAGCGGGTTGAAATGTTCCGTCATCAGTTTTTTCAGTCCAGTCTACCGGACTTACCGAAACTCCCCGGCTGGCATCCGTGCTGGCTGACCACGACTAACCCTCGTGATTCGATCCATATGCGCATCCGACTAGGCTACGAGCCTATCAAGCCAGGAGATGTTCCGGGCTGGGAATACGCAACCCTTAAGACAGGTGATTGGGCCGGACTCATTGGCGTTAATGAGATGCTTGCTTTTAAGCTGCCGATGTCTCTGTACGAAAAGTACATGAAGGAAGCTCATCACGATGCTCCCTTGAGAGAAGAAGAGAAACTCACCGATACGGCTGAGTTCCTTGAGCAGCAAGCCCGAGTGTCTAAGTCGCGGATTGACATGGGAGACGGTAATAGGGAGATAGGACAAAACCGGGAAGCTCGCTTTGATCTTTCCTGACCGAATCTTTCAACCAACCATTAGGAGTCACTATGTCTACGACTAGCGCACCGTATGGTTTTCGAGCCTCGTTCCACAACAGTGGACAGATGCGTCCGAAAGCCTACACAATTACCACAGGTTATGCTGTGTCAATTTTTTCCGGGGATCCCGTTAAGCTAACAAGCAGCGGAACAATCCAACTCGGCTCATCTGACGGTACGCGTACCGGAACTACAGATGGCATTACCCTGCTGGGTATTTTTGCTGGCGTTGAGTACAACGACGCAACTGGCAAGCCTACTATTTCCCCGTTTTGGCCAGCGTCTACTACCGGCACAGAAATCATTGCCTACGTGTACGATGATCCCGAAACGCTGTACGACGTACAGTACGCAAACCCAGGCACTCCCGGCACCACGTCAGTACAGATTGATGTTGGCGGCCAGGCAGACTGGCGTGTAGCTTCTCCCGGCGGCTCTACTTCCACCGGCATCAGCAGCACATACCTAACCGCGCTTGTAGCTACTTCTGGTCAATTCCAGATCACTGGCTCTGCGTACCTTATCACCGATTCTTTGACCGATGCCTATGTAAGCATGACCGTTCGTCTGAACGAAGCTGCATACAAAGCACCTGTTAACGCCATTTAAGGGGGACTGAATCATGGCTACTCCAATGAGAAGTACAGACTTCAGATCCATCGTTGAGCCAATCCTCAACGAAGTGTTTGATGGCGTTTACACCCAGCGTGCTGACGAGTGGAAGCAAGTCTTCACCGAACAGAAAGGCATTCCGCGCAACTACCACGAAGAACCCGTTCTTTACGGTTTTGGCGCTGCGCCTGAGCTGCCCGACGGCATGGCAGTCAGCTACCAGTCCGGTGGCGTACTGTTCCTGCAGCGTTACCTTTACAAAGTCTACGGCCTGGCATTCAGCCTGACCAAAGTCCTCGTAGAAGACGGCGACCACATCCGTATCGGCCAGACTTACGCCAAGCACTTGGCTCAGTCCTTGATCGAAACGAAAGAGACGCTATCGGCTAACATTCTGAACCGTGCGTTTAACAGCGCGTATGTTGGTGGTGACGGCGTATCGCTGGTCAGCACTGCGCATCCGATTGTTAGCGGCACTTTCAGCAACCAGCTGAGCACAGCGGCTAACTTGTCGCAAACCTCGCTTGAACAGATCCTCATCCAGATCCGCAACGCTGTTGACAACAACGGCAAGCGTATCCGCTTGACACCTAAGAAGATCGTTGCTGGTCCTTCTAACGTGTTCCAGGCTGAAGTTCTGTTGAAGAGCGTGTTGCGTACTGGCACTGCTGACAACGACATCAACCCTGTTAAGAGCATGGGTCTGTTGGCTGAAGGCCAAGCCAACCTGTCACGTATCACCTCATCCACCGCATGGTGGGTGCAGACTGATGCGCCTGAAGGCTTGAAGCTGATGATGCGTCGCGGATTGGAAAAGTCTATGGAAGGCGACTTCGAGACTGACTCAATGCGTTACAAGGCAACCGAGCGTTACACTGTGGGTTGGACTGACCCGCGTGGCGTGTTTGGTACGGCTGGCGTGTAGGTAATAAGAAGAGGGGAGGCATAACCTCCCCTCTTTGTTTTTCCGGGAAAACCCGGCGTATCTGACAGCCCCGGCTGACGTCATGCAGACAGATACCCACTTAACTCGCATGAGAGGAATTTAAAATGGCTAACACAACTTTTACCGGCCCAGTTAACTCGCTGAATGGTTTCGTCGGCGGCACAGCATCTGCCCCAATCACCGTGACCACAGCAACAAATATTAATAGTTCATACGCTACCAGTTCTGCTACAACTGGCGACACACGCCTGAGCTACAATCGTCTTACCCTGACCTCAACAGGCTCTGGTGAGACGCTGCGTGCTTTGACTCGTGTAACGGGTGCAAATGCTGCAACTGGCGGCACTGTTAACGGCGCACACATCTCCGCAGCAGTGTTAACTGGCGGCACAATCTCCGGCGCTGCAA